TTCTTTTGCGAACTCTTTACACATTGAAATATATGTATCTATTATTACCCTGTGTTCGTTATTTGCATAGATTGGTTCTGTCATACGCCAAAGATACTTAAATAGTTACCCTATTTGCTTTTCTTCTTTTAAGTTTTCAACAAGAATTTTGTAATAACTTATCTGTTCTTCATATTCTACTCTTGATACTTTATGAATAGTCCTAGCTAGTTGCTCTAGTTCTTCTGCTGTTCCTTCTCCATACTTAGCATCTAAATTTATTCCGAACTTAAATTGTTCGCCTTGTGAAAACATATTACACTTAATACATTGAACCTGACAATTATCCTCGTGGAATCTTGTTGCAGTATGTTTCCTAGATTGAAAGTGTCCGTTCTGCATTCCGTCCTTATAACCTCTTACTATACCACAAGTAAAGCATTGAACCATTCCATACTCATTAGCTTCTCTAAGTCTTATGTAAAGGCTAAACCATTTGTCAAGCTCTTTTTTTAATTTGCTAATTGTTTTCTTTACCATAACTTATTTTGACTATATGATTCTATAGGCTTTGTATATATGTACTTAGCTATTGTAGTAGACTTACCAAATCTTGTTTTCTTTTTTAAAGGCATACTATCAATATCATATCCATTTTTTCTATGATTAAATATTATTGCTGAAAGTCTAGTAGCTCCATATTCTTTTATAGCTTCGTAACTTGTAATGTGTCCGTATGTTTTTAAGTGCCAAAGAACAGCATCAGATTGACATTTAACTTCTCCTGATTTGATTATTATTGTTTTCATCTTTTTCTTCTTTAGTTTTTCTAATTGATACCCATTTATTCGGTCTGTAGATTCCAGGCTGTGGAAATCCAAACATCATCTGAAATGTTCCTATCTTTTCTGGACTGTATAATTCTTCTTTCTTCATTTTAATAATTTTGTTATTGGTTCTTGATAGTATCTTACTTGCTTAGGGTCGTTCCCTAATGTTCTTACTTGATAGGTTGCATCATCAATAACTTTCTTGTGAGCGTACACCCATTTATAAAAGGTTCTGATGTTTAAGAATGGTTCATCTTTACCGAATCTTACGCCTATATGAAACGAATCTAATATTTGATTCCAAGTCATATTTCCAAAGCGTTTTTCCTGTATTAAGTCTGATGCAAATATTTTACTTAAACTTGCTAAAGTTTGTGCATCTGACCTGTGTCCTATTTCTACTGAAGTCTTACCTAATAAGTCTAAAACCTTTTCAGTTAAAATTTGTAGTTCTTCTTGTTTTAATGGTATCATAATAATTCTTTTGCTTTTTGCCATTCATTAATTTGTGCGTCTAACTTACTCATTGTTTTTGTATTTTTTTTCTCTCTACTTTCCCAAGTTCTTACACAAGCCTTCCAAGATTTCATTTTTTCTTTACCAATTTGCCAACCTTTGCTTTCATAAAAATCTATAAACGCTTCTGCTTCTATATTATTTTTACGTAAGATACAATAATTTTTAACTTCATCTAAAGTAGGTTTTTTAAATAAAGCCTTTTTATTACTATCTGTAAGATTAGTATTAGTTATATTTATATTAGTATTATCTGTACTTATATTTATACTACCCTTGTCTTTTAGATTGATGTACCTATGCATTATTTCTTTAGTACCTTGTTTATATATAACTGTTCTATTTATATAACCATTATCATCTAACATTTTAAGCCAATTTTGAACTGCACCCCTACTTACTTCATAAAGTCTACAGAAGTATTGAGTTGATGCTGTGCATTTGCCATTCATATTACACAAAGCTGTTATTTCTGCATAAAGTAATTTAGCATTTGGCGTCAAGTCTTTGCTGTATCTGACTTCAGCAGGTAGGATTGCATAGTAGTTAGGCTTCTCTTTCATAGGGTAATTATCTCAACTTCATATTTAAAATTCTGAAGTGCTAACTTAATATTTTCTAATTGATTATAGAAGTTTCTGTAAGATACTTTAATATCTGTACCAACTTTCCCTGATTTAATTCTTATTATTACTTGCTTCTTTTCACTATTAACTACATCATTCTTTCTTAAATAATCTTTAAGTTGTTGTAAATCAAAAAAAGACTTTTTAGAATCTTCAATAGATTGAAAAGCATTAAAGACTTTGTTAAATGTATCTCTGTATTTAGGAAAGGTAGAATAATTATGTTTATGATTCTTTTCATAGTGATAAATTAAAGACCTATCCCTGTTGATTACTTTAGCAATAGTTGAATGTGGTATTTCATATTCTATCCTAGCTATTACACTTGCTATACTTCTAGCCACTTGAAGCTCTTGTATTCTACTTTTGTAGCCTAAAGAACCCTTACGCAAGCCCAACAAAGATGTTGTCAGGTTGCATAAGTTTTTAAAATTATCTTCTTGTGTCATATTAAAAAGGTAAATCGTCATTCTGTTGTTCGTCAGGCATAACTTCATTAGGGTCGTGTCCTTCTACCTTTGTATTCTTAGTAAAGAACCAACCATCAATATTGTGAAAGTACCTTCCGTTGTATTCTCTTGAAGATACATTACACTTGATTAAGACTGAATCCCCTACATTTAACTTATCCAAGTCTTTAATCTTGTCATCTCCAAATGCTGTAATTGCAATTTCAGGATTATAATCTGCACCTGTATTGACTACTACTGTTTGCTTTTTCCAAACCTTTTCAGACTTACTTATTCCTGATTCTATATCAAGTTTCTTTACTAATTTTCCTTTTACTTCCATTTTTATTGTGCCTGTTTTTGCAGGTCTTTTTTAATTAAATTATTTATTTATTTCTTGCTTTAACATTTTCATCAATGTACTTTCTTGCTTTTCTGACATTGAGTAGTTTATCATCTTAGACATTACTGCTGAACTTTTACCTGTATTAATAGCTTCTAACATAGCGTTGAAAATGTCAGTAGTCATTTGAGGTTTAATAGGTTCGTTTACCTTATTACTATCAGCGTCTTTTGTGTCATCTAATAAGAATAAGTTACCAAGTGCATACTTCTTAGCGTATGAACTACTTGAACCGAATGATTGAGCAATATCCATTCCTTTTCTATTAGGATTAATACCTGCTTGAGCTTCTACAAAGATAGTCTCTTCTCCATCAGAAATAGAAACTTTAGATGTTAAAACTAAGTAACCTGCAATCTCTTGAGTTGTTTCAGTTATCGTTAAGTAACAGTTATACTTTTTTAAAAGTGGTTTAACGGCTTCTAAGATGTCTTCTGCTGAACGATACTTGTACTTACCAAAACTGTTAAATTGGTTCTTAGGTGCTTTTAATTCGCTTTGTATTGCGATTAAATAGTCCTGCTTGTTTTCTGTTTTCATTTTAAATTTATTATTATTGGTGTATTATTATTTTCTTTATAGTATTCTAAATATTCAGGTTTTAATTCTCTATTCCAAGAGTCCTGAAGCTGCCATCCGTAAGTCTTAAGCATTTCTTCAAACTTTCTATGTATCTGCAATTCAGTTCCTATCACAATTACTGACCTATTGTTATTACTCAAATCATTATTAAAATGACCTGACATTCTATCATAAGTATTAATCCCTGTTGCTAAGTATTGAGGTTTTAAATACCATTCTTCAGCTTTTACTTTTTTATTATCTAATTGATAGCCCATAAACTTTGAGTAAAAAGCTTTATTATAGTCAATGTAACTAGTGTGTTCTAAATATTCTGCGTCTAGTATAGTCATATTAAAATATTAAAGAGTCAATGAATGAAAATGTATTACACATTAAGAATAATATTATTGTGAATACTCCTAAAGTAAAAACAGAAAAAGCCATATCGTGAATGTTTTTATTGTACCTAGTTTTTATTAAGTCATTAACATCTTCAGACTTATAATTTCCTAAAGAGTTCTTAGTAAAGAATTGTTCCTTTTCGCTTTCGTTCATATAGTGAACTACTTTGCTTTTTAAATTGGTAATCTTGTAATTTTTCATAATATTTATATTGATTAAGTTTGACAAAGATATAAAAATATAATTATATAAACATAATGATAAACAAAGTTATTAACAATTAAGGTGTTTACATCTAGGACAAACTTTATAGCTTGTCTAGTATATTGGTATTAAAAAGAAAAGAAAGTGCCTAAAACGGCTATAGGGCATACCTATAAAGGCATTAAAAGATTGATAGGAGTTTTGCCATTATTTAAAACAACTACACAGCCTACAGCAGGTTTTTTTCCATACTTAGCGTAAGCCATAGCATAGCTTTCGTGGTCTATTCCACATCCAGACTGAACGCCAAATATTCTGAATTTTTGTCCTACGAAATTTTGAACATAACATTGTGTATGTAAATGTCCTTGTACTGTATTCATCATATCTGCTCTACACTTAGTGGATGCAGTACCTCCTTCTCCGTGTAAATATTGAACATTGTCTAATACATAACGTTCTACAAAATTCCAATCAGGAGTTTCTAATACTTCCTTATAAGACTTAATCCATTTAGAAGGTATTGCAGAAGTCTGTGCCTTACGCATTATAAGTCTGTCGTGATTTCCTATAAGTACAGTAGCAACAGGAAAAGCATCTCGCCAACGTGCAATACGCTTAATAGCTAATTCTAGCTCCTCTAAGCCACCCATACCATCAGCAGATGTTTCGTGGTATGAACTATAATGATTGTCTATTACGTCGCCTATGAAGACTACCTCTGTGCAATTAAAGGTATCATACTGCTCAATACACCAATCAAGATAGGTGTCAAGACAAAATGGTTCGTGAAGGTCGCCGATAACTAGGACATTCCTAGCTTCGGTTTCCCTCATTTTTTCTAATGCCACTATTTCGTGTGGCTTTAATCTGTATCTATTATTTCTTAGCAACGTCTGCTATTCCCTGTCCAACAATAAGAACTAAAATTGCGTGATATAATTCTGTTGCAGTAGATTGGTCTACTCCTAAGTAAGTTACTATAGCAGGAACTACTACAGAACTGATTGCGTACCAAAACTTCTTAGACTTTAACATCTGACCGATTAGGTACTTTTGGAAAAACTTTTTCATATTATTTATTTTTAATTATTAAATTTATATTTTCTCCGCCTAAATTAAGTATTTCTTTGATTAACAAGTCCATAGCTAATACAGAGTTTTGAACAACGTCTTGTTGAGTTCCTAGTCCTACTAGAATACAACCGCTTGTATCTTTAGGGAAATTACCCCTGTGAAATAGAATGTATTTTCTATTTGGTACATCTTTGACTAATAAGTGTAAGTAATCTCTTGAAGCTGATTCTCTAGCTAATCTAAGTCTTACATCATAAATACCCGCAGGAATACAACTTATAGTTTGTTGATTATCTAACCAAGGATTTTCAAGAGTATCACACATCCGTTCTCCATTTAGGAAAAGTTCTCCTATAGTGGATTTATCAGAGAATGTATCTCTTATGAGTAATAAGTTAATCAGTTTTTTTTTTGTCAAATTTAACAAATTTATAAATCGTAAAAGTAATGGCTAATATTAAGGAACAAAAAGTTAAAAGCTCATTACACTCAGTTAGGCTGAATGCTATTGCTGTACTATTTGCTAGTCCTACTTGAAGGCTGTCTTGCATTTGTTTTATTATTAGGCTTTTTATCCAAGTAGGATTTAAGCTTTGTTATATTAATTTGTTTTGGCTTGTAGTGTTTCTTCATTATGAGTAATCAGATGAGCTTAAAAAGTTCTGTAAGGTAAGTCTAGTTCCTTGATTTTGTGGTCGTTCAAGATTCATTCCGTTATAGTAAGCATTTCTATCAGGGTCTACATCTGCACCTGTGTTTGTTGAGTATTCAGGAAATAAAGAATTGTTATTACATAGGTAACTTATCATTCTTTCAGTATAATATTGAGCTGTATTTGAAACTTCTTCTCTTAGGTGCTGACTTTCGTCTGTGCTTAAAGCATTACCTGTCTCAGATGTCTTAGAGTAAATATTGCCATTTTCTATCTTAAATCTTAAAAAAGGTATAGCGTGATAAAATGCCCAATTTGGCAGCATATCTCCAACGTAGTCATCTAATAAAGTTTTGTAAGCTGCATTTACAGGTAGATTTACTGTTCCTGCTGTAATCAAGTCTTTTAACTTTTGATTTAAGTCAGTACCTAGCTTAGTTTCCACATATAGCTTCTGTGCCTGCCTTACATAAGGAAGTAGTAGCTCAACATCTACATTAAGATTGATTGCTGTTGAGTCCTTTAATTTAGCTTCTGATATAAATAGTACGTAGCTCATAGTTATCTTGGTTCTAAAAATCCATTATTTTTCATTCTCTTTGGTGGTCTTGCTACTAAGTTATCATTCTTTTCAGCTGTAAAACCTTCTGACTTAGCTTTTGTATATCCTATTAGTTGTTTAGAAGATATATTACTTTTAGCACCTCTTAAAGAAGTCTTATAGATTTGTCTTAGCCAAAAATGATGACAGTTACCACCTCCTTTGTAAAGCCATATACTATATGTTGCTGCTCCTCTAGCTCCCCAACCTGGATTTACTGCTTTACTTCCCATTTGTATAATATCTTCCTTTCGGTATATCTTTTTAGACGATTCCATTAATTTGCAAAAATCTCTTGTTCCTCCAGTTTGACTTAAAAAGTTATCTTGAGTATAAACATATCTAACTTTGTAAAATTCATTATCTGACTTATTTGTGCCATCTTGTGAACTTCTAGCATTAGGTCTAGCTGTACCTGTTGAAGCTAACTCTAATTTTTCATTAGCTACTTCATTTAATACTTGCTCAAAATTAAAATCTTGATGTTCTCCGTCTACTACTTCTTCTTCTACTAATTCCCATTCTTCAGACATATCTTCTCCGAACTCCTCTATGAACTTAGAAAGCTCTGTAGCTTCTGTGTGACCTTCACACGCCATATAGACTGTCTTACCTTCGTATTCGTGTTCGTGGTAACCTTCACACCCTAAAGTCTTTGCACTTGCTAAGGCTTCTTCTATGGTATCAAAAACAGGCTTTCCGTCAATCATTCCTACTTTTGCAAACTCCTCTTTTATTTCAACAGATTCTTCTTCATTTAAAGGTGGTAATCCTATTTCTTCTCTAATTTCATCTTGCGTCATTACTTCTCTAATAGTCTTAGAGTCAAATTGAATAGTAATTGGTTTAAGCTGTACAAACTGAACAGGCATATCCATATTGTTTACTTGGAATATCTTGTGTAATACTTTTAAAATTTGCCCTTGAAATGGCATTACAACAGTATTTAAGTAAAAATTAGAAGCGTTTAAAAGCTCGTCTGCATTACTTGAGAACCCATTAGCACTATCTAATCCCATTAGTGTCTTAGAGGTTACCCTATGACCTGCTAGGATGTTGCTAGTTAGTAGTTCTTGTAGTGCTATATATTGTTTGTCTAAATCTGAAGGACTAATTGAAGTTATTTCAGGAACTCTAGTCTTGTCATCTGAGAAAGTCAAAACGAATTTTCCTGCATTTTTTTCTGATGTAAATTTAGATTCTAAGCTTCTTTCTATCTGATTTCTCTCCTCAGATGTAGGAATTCCATTTGCGAAACTAATCATAAACGAGCCTGTGAATCCGTTAGATATATTATTAAGATGAAACTCTGAAACTTTAGAATCAATTAACGCCCAGTTATTACAAGAGATGTAATCAGCAGTATAATAGCTATTCATATTAGGACTGTAAAGCCCTGTATAAAGAATTTGATTAGGAGAAGTTCTGTCGTTTACATTAAAAGCAGGAACTCTATAAGGCTTGTTAGTTCTTGTGTTTGCCCAATCTCCAGAAACGTAGTAAGCTCTAGTCTTACCAAATTCGTCAGGACGCTCGCATCTAATTTTTTCGCACGGAATGTGATAGATTTCAGCTATCTGAGTTCTGTCTTTTGACCATACAATATTAAGAGCAAATGCTCCTTGTAGTTTAAAGTCAAATGCTACCTTTTTTAAGACCTCGTGTAAAGTTTCATTTGAGTTAGCGTTATTCATAAAGTTTTGAAGCTTAATCCTAGCTTCAACATCTCTATCATCTTCATCAGAAATAACTAAGTCTTCTCCACTAATCATTTCAGCAGTAGCATTGACAATCGCAGCCGTTATTGAACTTGAATAGTAAAGGTCAATAAGAAACTGAGGGTATAGGTTTCTCCATTCGCCATTAGCGTCGCCGTACTCAATGTAATCCTTTCCTCTAACCTCTTGTACTAGAGGAGCTGTTGAAGTGCTTAAATCTACTGAAATTATCTTATCCATTTTATTCTATTATTAATTCATCAGGGTCTACATCTGTACCTTCTGCGTTCTTT